GAGTATTCGTCCCCCGCAATGTCAATCAGCCACGGCACTTGGCCATATTGCTTCATCTGCCGCCAGCAGCCGCGTGCGAAGTCCGTAGCTGATCGCCGGAACCGCATATTGACCGGCCCGTGGATCGAGTTGTCGGCCTGCTGTAGGGCCACGATCGCGCGGTAGGCCATCCTCGAACCCGGTGCTTCACCTCGGGACGAGGCTTGATAGCCACCACCCGTGTAGATCGCACGGCGCCGGTCCTCGCACTCTTTGTTCAGGGCGTCTAGGATCTGGTAGGGCCACTGCATGACCTGTGGCCGCCAGCCGGCTAACGTCGGCTCGACCTCAAGCAAGTTGTAGCCACCTAGATCCGCCATATCTTCAGAGATCGCACCGCCTGGCGCCACAATCGGGGCCTCGACCATCCGATTGATCACTTCCCAGCGTTTCGACAGCGCGATATTCAGGTCGACCTGCAGCTGGTCGATGTCCTCGACCCACGGCTTGCCATGGACGTCGTCGCCCCGGTGGTGCGAATAGAACAGCGACCACGAGAAGTCGAGTCCCGGTAGCGCCTGATCGGCCAGAAGAAGCGCATGTCCCGCTGTGCCCTCACCCCTCCGCAGGTCCACATTACCAGGAACCGCCACGATCTGCAGATGGCCCCGATCGCCCCAACCGATAGGCAAAGCCTCTCTCACGATCAGCGTCAGGCTCTCTTCTTCACCCTCAAAACTCCGTCTGTGCGAGATCGCACTGGATCCGTGGACCCCGATACCCTCCGTCTGCCAATCCCTGGCTATCTGCTGGAATCGGGATGCCGATGGCATCCGCGTGCTGCCCTCGAGCCCATCGACTCCTGGTACGTGAGAAAAGGTCCGTCTCACCAGATCGGCCGGCAGGACCCTACCATAAGAGGCCCAGTAAACCGAGCCTCGTTTGGCGTTCCTGTCGAAAACCATGTCGAAGGGGTTCCCGAGCCAACAGTCCAAGACCCCTGGCGTCGGGTTGAACGAATCCATCTGGGTCGCTTCCTCGCCCTGTGGCTTGACCGGCTCGTGCTGATCGGTGACGCCGTCACTCCAGTAGCGGTGCACCGGGCAGAACCCAGCCGGCATCGCCAAGTACATGGCCTCAGCAAACAGGCTGTTCAGGTCCTGCGTGTAGGCCACGTAGTTCATCCAGAGTGAGTCGATCAATGCCTGATCGGCCGCATCCCTGTCAGGCTGCGACTCGGCGAAGTACCTGAGCGGCATGGTCGTGTGGTGCGCTACCGCGTTATCGACCACCAGCCGCAAGATATTCTCTGTTTTTCGGAACTCCGAGATGAGCCGGGGGATCTCGACCCGCTGACCGAGAAAAATGTCGTACCATTGGCCGTCGCTGGATCCATCGACGTGAAGAAGCAGCTTTTCGCTGATGAGGTCTCTGTCTCGGCGGGATTGGAGCGCTACGCTGTGGGCTTGGACGACTTGGCGGGCGATACTCTGGGCCGATACCTGGCCAACGGCGTCGACCTGGTTCTGCTCAGGGAGTGGAGCGACCGTGGCTTGAGCTGGTATAATCCCCGTCAACCGACCATTCCTTTCCCTAGAACGCCAGAAACCCCGATTATCGGGTCAATATGAATGGCAAAGTAGGGAAAGGAGGGCGCTAAATCAAGTTTTCCACATGTTTTCCACAATCATCGTCGTTTTGGGCCTAACTCAAAGACCTTCTCCCATCGGGTGGTCACATCCGGCAGCGCCACGGGTATGTGGCCGTTTCCAGCTGCAGTCGCACGTAATCGCCACGCTGCCTCCGGGCTCAAGGCCGCTGTTGTTAGCCGTGTGCACCATTTTGGCGAGTTCAGCTGTTTCTGCGCTGTGCTGTCGGTTGTTCTCTTCCCAGACACTGAAGCTGTACCAGGTGACTTCGTCGTCCCCGTCGACCCTGACGCCGACCATCGGCGCCTCACCGCTCAGGGCGTCTACGACGCCGGTCTGGCGCTTGCCGTCGAAGTGGGCCTTGCCGATCTCGGTGGTCATGACGTGGTCGCCGATCTCGTAGGGCGCTCCTGCTATCTCTTTCTGGCGCTTGACCTTAGCCTTGAGCCAAGACCAGGCTTGCAGTGTCATGATCCAGAGCTTCTGATACCACGGCATTTCTAGCCACCGGAGCCGGGGCTCGAGGTACCGCTGGTGGTAGGTCCGGATGGCCGAGGTCGTTTTCATGGCCATGTTGACGTCCAACTGCTGCAGGATCTGCTTCATCTGGGCGACCCTGACGGGCTGTCTGTTGGGGTCTGCCGGCCGTTGCGGCTGTTTGGTCGTCATTTCTTCTCTGCTTCCTCTTCTCTCATGACATCGAGCATAATGTCTTGCCAGGACTCGCCTCGCGCGTGTCGGCGGTATGCCACGTCACGCATGTTTTTGGCTAAACTACGGCTTGCGTAGGAGTTACAGTATTCGAGCAGATCTTTCGGCATCGGCTCGATCGGTGCCCGTGGTGGTTTCGGGTTCTCGCCGAGTCCACGGTCGATTCGGTCCATCCGCGTGAGATGGCCCGTCAGTTCGTCGTTCTTCTCCCTGAGCCTGTCCCGCTCGTCTAAAGCGGTGTCATAGGCCAACTTAGCGACCGTGGTGCCGAGTTCGACCTGAAGCCGCTCGCACTCCCTGAGGACGAGTTCGTAGGCTAGGCGGGAAACCCACGGCCAGTTCATGCCGGAAACACCTCGGAATAGAAGGCGTCGGCCTCTCTTGATTGCTGGCTCCATGGGTCTGCTAGTTCGGGCACAGCTTCCACTGTGATAACTTTGTTCGTATGATCGACCATCACAACACGCGGCCCCTTGTAGTGGTGAAGATCGCTCCAGCGACTGTCAGGGGAACCCAAGGCCAAGACCTCGTTGAAGTTCGCGCTCCGGATGGTCTCGCGCTGCGGAAGTGGCAGCAGGACGCCACAGAACACGGCGGCTATCGTCGACAGGAAGTCAGATCGGTTCATCAGAAAACCTCGAACACGAAGCGGTCGTCTCTGGCATCTTCTGGAATTTTGCTCCACACGCAGCGTTCTTCTATTGGGATCTGGTTGCCGTGCACGTCGAAAAGCCCGCGCTGTAGCACATGAAGCCAATCTGGTCGGGCGTTAACTTGGTCCACTATCTTGTCCACGAAAACGTCCTGACAGAGTTTGTCGAACTGCTCCAGTTGGAGGCGTTTACCACCGATCGACTCGACACTGATCTGCCAGAGTGGCCTCACGCTTTCCTCCTCATCCTGGCGCTCCGGGCGAACATCCGCTGGTGGCGCTTCTCTTCGGCCTGCTGGATCCGCTCCATCCGCGAGAGCCTGCGCTCCAGGCCGTAATCGACGTTCTTGCTCTTGGGCTCGGCCTCAATCCTCGTCCTCAAAGGCTGACGCCGCCTCACGAAGTTGCCGTAACAGGCCGCATCGCCTTTGTTTGGGCTCCGCTTCAGGAGCACGATGATCTCCTCTTTCGGCTGGACGACGATCTTGCCACCTTGGGTCTTGTAGGTCGGTGTGCACAGGTCCTGCCACAAACCCTCGTCCATCGGCAGCGCGACCTTGTTAAGCCTCAGATCCTCACGCATCCGCCACCAGACCTGGCTCCGTAGGTTGTTGAACCGCTCGGCTTCGACTATCGTGGGGCCGGTTGCCCGGATCCGGCCCTCGAGATCAGGCTCCGTCTCGCTCCACATCGTATCGACATCGAGTCCTGGGGCTGCTCGGGCACCACCTGAAATATGCCTGACCTTTAACCCCATACGCCGCATCGTGTTAACCGCTGAGGCTCCGACGCCTACCGAGTCGATCCCGATGTAGCGCGGATCCACCGGGTTGTTCTTGTCCCTGGCTTCCAAGACAACCCGCTCGCCAACGTAGGAAGCGTCCTGGGCGGCGAACGCCTCGACATCGGTAAGGCAGGCGCCCTGCCATCGCGCGATCGCTGCAGGATCACCCTGGGGCGTGTCGGCCACGTCGACCCCTAGCGCCAGTGTACCCTCACGGTACTTCGGGTCGTTGTATCGCTCACCGGCAGCCACGCACCATTCCCACCGGATCAGAGCATCTTCGGCCTCAGCCGGCGAGATACCTCGGATGCGTGAGCCGTAGAGTCTCGTGCCCTCACCGAAGTTCGCAATCCGCTGCGTCAGTCTTTTCTGGCCGATCGCACCAGGCACTACCGACCGCTGACAGACGATATTGGGAAAATCGAAGGCGCTGATCCGGACGTGGTTGACGCCTGGGATCGGTTCCTCGTTGACGTCGAAGCAGAAGCGGTGGAGTGGGTCGTTCCGGGAATCTGGGTTACCGAGCGCCAGGTGGAGGTTATGATCGTCCGTCCGGGTGTGGTAGAACGAGGTCATGATAGCCGGGTGGATACCAGGAGTCTCTTCTGTGATTATGAGCATGTGCTCGCGGTGGAAACCCTGTGCTTTCTGTGCGGCTTCTTCATCAGCCCCAACCCCACAGACGAACGCGATCGCGGCCCACGTTTCCTTGCCGTCCTCATCCGGCTTCATCCGGATCTTGCCGTTCAGCAGCTCGGCTGACGGGAAGTGTCGTTGGAACCGGGGCCAGAGCTTCCCGATCTCCATCCAGACCTGGAGCAGCAACTGGTCGGCCTTGGGAGCTGCCGTCACTACGAGCGAGTCTTGATGACACGCGAGGAACCACAACACGATACAGGCCGCGAGGTACGTTTTCCCGGTTCCTGTCGCGCTTTCGACGCCGCAATCTTCCCACCTTGCGAGGGATTCCAGGATCTGCACCAGGGGGTTTTTGTCGCCGTCCCATTTATGGTCCTCGTAAAGCCCGCCATTTATGCTCCAGCGTATGGTGTGCTCCGGAACGCCGAGGTATTCGACGATCCACTCGACGGGGTGTTTTTGGTAGGGATGCGGCTGGACGCCGTGTGTCCACTCGCCCTTGCGCTGCTTGTCGAGCATGACGGCCTGGGCCTGGAGCCTGATGCGCTCGAGGTCGGCCGGGCTGGCGAGTCCTTGCGGTGCTTTCCTGCGTCGGGCCATTACCGCAGGAACGCCTGAAGGCCCTTGATGAAGGCCCGTTGCGCCGTTGGGCCGTCTTTGGCCGCGTCCAAAGCTGCAACCCGGACGGCTTCTTCCAGGTGTGCGTAGTACTGCATGGACGACATCTTGGCGGCGTCGTTCGATTCGCCGCCCGCCAGTTGCTCACATGCGGCCACAATCTGGTCTCTGAGTTCTTTGTAGGCGTCGTTGTTCAGGCCCATCGTATTTTCAGTGGTCACGATGTCGGTGCCCACGTTGTTTGACTCGGTCATTACGCTAAAACCTCCAGGTGTTCTGACAGTTTGTGCCATTTTCGTTTTCGGTGGGTGCCTGACCGCAGGTGTTCGTTGCGCCAGGAGCGCATGTAAGCCGCGTGGCAGCTGTGGCAGAGACGCTGGTTAAGACGTTCATGAGGTTCACCACAGACGGTGCACTTCATTCGCCCTCAGGGATGGTCGAGCCAGGAACAAATATAAAGGGAGGCGGCTGCGGCGGTCCCCAGATGATGGCGTTGCCCCAACACGCTCGGCAGTCGTAAGGTCCGGTCTCACTTGACGACCACGAGTCAATATCACCCGCTACGCCCGGTGGCCTACTCACCTTGCCGGTGCCGTCACAGACAGGACATTTGAATGGCCAGAGTGTAGGCCCGGTCACTTGCTTGCTTTCGCACAGCGTAGGACACTCGTTGTTGATCGTGTAGTTGTGGTAGCCACCGCAATTCAGACAGGGTGGACTTACGCTAACAATACTCGGCGGTCCATTCGGGCAAGCGGCAGTAGTATCCTCGTGGTGCTGGCCACATATTTCACACAAGCGCATCACGACACCTTCACCACGTTCTCGGCCTTGAAGCCTTTGTCGCCAGCCACTACGTCGAACTCGATCTCGTCGCCTTCGGCCAGCGTCTTGAAGCCATCGCCCTCGATGGCGCTGAAATGGACGAAGCAGTCGGCTGCGCCGTCGTCCTGAGTCACGAACCCGAACCCCTTCTTGTCGTTGAACCACTTCACTTTACCACGGCTTCTCATCTTCTCACTCTCCTTGTACTGCCAACTGAGGCTAGGTACTCGGTGTTCAACTCGATTGCGCGGTCCACCGAATCGTAGGAGCGAATCGTACCTATAAGAATAGCCAAACCCATCGCAATTCTGTCCACGTCGGTCTCCAACGCAAAGAGCTTGGCGTAGATCTGGATTTCTTCTTTGAACTCGCGCCGTTCCTGGCGGGACTCGCACTCGGTCATAGTTACCACCGATTGCCAAATTGTGAGACTTTCGTTCCGGCTAAGATGCGATCCTTGAGCGTCCCGTAGCAGCGGGCGCACATCGGTGCGATGAGGCCGGTTACGGCCTTCACTGGTACTGGCGTGCGACAGGTGCACGGATCGTCGTCCTGACGTAGACAGTTCAAGAGGTCGGCGACCATGAAGAACTCTTCGATCGGTTCGGGCTCACAGCCGATCTCGTCGTCCAACTCGGCCATGATACAAGCTCGCCGCACCGCGTCAGCTGTTGCGCTCATGTAACGGGTTCCGGTTTAGGAAGGGCGGCCACGATGCGATCACGTAGATCGCGACAAGCCTTGGCGTAATTAGAGTTAGCTCGATGTTCCATCTCGATCTGTTGACACTGTTTGTGCACCAAGCTTCGCATCCGTCTCACCGTTCTTTCTACGGCTTCGGATTCCAGGTCGCGCTCGATGGTGGATCGTAGCGCCTCTGTCACCACCGCAGAGAGTGACTTTTCCACCCACTTTGCCGTCGCTGCCTTGATCCCATCGTGGAAGAGTCCTCGCGCGGCTTCGCTGTTGTTCTCCAACCAATCTGCCCAGGCACTTGAGACTCCCATTTGAATCGCATATAGCCGATCTAATTCCCCTTCACTCACTTGTGGCCTTTCCCCTCCACGTTGATCTGGAGCGCAGCCAAGTGTCGCTTGGCCTCACCTAACGTCCGGTGGTGGCCACCCTTGACCAACTGCCACTTCCCGTTCTTCTCGACCATCACTTTTTTGCCTGAGAGTTTATAGGGCACAACCGAACTCCTCCATCAGCCAATGGTGATACTCAAGGACCGTGTACTTCTGCCCTGTCCCGACGTAGCGAATATCGCCATTAGGTGAGATCACTATATCGTCGAATATTGACCGTATCGGCTGAGTCGGAATCGCAGGTAGTTTGACCCCTGCCATGATCGCGGCCCCGGCAGCCAGCATCTTTAGAACTTCGCGACGGTTCATGATCTCCCCAACCTACGGTTTCTCGGCGTTTCCGCCAGTTGTCGGTCCACTATTTCCGCAGTCCTGTCGGCAGGAGGACGTGGCAGTGCTCGCACGTATAATCGGATTTCCCCTCGCTATGGTACGGATGGGTTGTCAGTTCGCAAGAGGGGCACTTTACCCTAATGGCCGCGTCGACCTCCTTGTTGATACGGACATTCCAGATCCGCGCCGACTCTTCCCATACCACCGTGTTGCACTTGCCGCACTCGATCAGTGCATCCTTCGGCCTCAGACCCCAGCCGTCTCTCTTCGCGTGGTAGTGGATCGTCGACTCTGAGACCTGCATGTCACGCGCTATCTGCTTGATACTGTCAAGGCTGGTCTCCCAGTCGTACCGAACGTTGCCCCAGAACGCCTGGCCCTTGTCGACACCGCGCTTTCCCGGCGCCGGCTTCTGCCTGGCCTTGTACTTCCGGTACCGCTTCTTCCAGCCCGCGCGGCTGGCGTGGGTCTGGATGGTCGACTTCGGGATCCCGGTTTTCTCTGAGATCGCCTTGAATGTCACACCCTGGTCGTACATTTCCTTGACGGCGTCCCAGTCGTACCGGCCCCGTTTGGCGATCGGCTCGAGCGCGACGTCCATGGCTTCGTTTGCCTGGCGCTCAAGGCTCATTCCCGGCGTTCCGTACAGCATGACCGGCACTCCGTCCTCATCAACGCCCGGAGACGTCGTGATCGTGGTCGGGACCGGGGGCTCGTCTATTATGGGTTGCTCTGGATGCACCTGTGGCGCCTCACTCCATCTCGTGGGTGCATTGAGATCGTCCTGGACCCCAACCAACTCATTTCTCTTGGGCGTCCAGAGCGCTATCAGGTGCTCCAACGCCGTTATCTCCTGCCTTGCCTCGGCGAGTTTCCATTTCAGCGCTTCCACCAACTCAGCTCGGTTCATCTAGTCCACCACCCGTGTTCCAAATTCATCGCACAGAACGTGAACCTGCTCTGCTTCTTTGTTGCCGTACTTGTCGACCGTCCAGATCACTCGCCGCCGCATGAGGACGTTGCGGTAGATGATTCCCGTTGATTCGCGGGCAGACATGACCTTCACCAACTCCCAACCTTCCAGCGTCTGCTCGTTTAGGGACCGGTCGAGTCGGTGTTCTTCCTCGTGACTCTCCGTCCTATACTCCCAACCCTGAATTTTCCTGATAGGTGGTGTGAATTTCATGGGTGCCCGATGGAGCCAAGGGACGATACGCTCGCGGCAATCCCAGTTGTCGGTAGTACAGCCTGTTGCGGTTGGTCGCCGTTGAGTGATACCGACAGAAGCTCGACATCCTGGCCAATCCGCTGGAGCGCTTCGGAGGTCCGATCGGCCGAGTCTTGCAGCGAATAGGCGACAGATGGGTTGTTCACCGGTCCCGGTGTTTTGGCGTCTCTCAGTGTCACCACCCCACCACCTATCAGCTCGAAACGGAACAAAGAGACCCGTTCGGCAATCTCTTCGGCAGTGTGAGCCAGGTTGTGGATCTGATTGAAGGTGACGTGGATCTGGTGTGGTACGTCTGCTTCTTTACATCCTGCGTCGGTCATTCAGCACCGTCCAGTTCAGCGTAAGTCGTTGTAACTAATATGTTTCACGTAGCACGCGCAGCGAAACCCTATCGGCCTCACCTCACCCTCCTCAAGAGTTTCGCCGCCTGCTTCCACAAATCATCGGTCAACGGCCCGCCCGGAGCACCCAACGCCGCAGACTCCAAACACGCCGCCCGCCATAAATCGTCGAAATCGTAGATTCCACGCCGTTCTGCCGCCAATTCACGGTGCCAGCGGTCCAAAGCCGGCGTCTCGTGCTCCCGCTTCTTCTCCGCCTCACCGCCAACCGGCACCACCACACGCGACATTAGGAATCCCCCTCTTTCTGCCGCGCACGGCTCTCCCGCTTCTTCTCGCGGTTGTAACGCCGCTTGTCCTCGGCCTCAGAAACAGTCGGATACGGGATCTCGCCAAGATGGAAAAGGCCATCCTCTGATCCGTCGAGCCAAGGACACTCGGCCCCACCCGCAGTCATGATCGCCAGCGCCAAATCGACCTCTTCCTGTGTCAGATTGGCGATTCGGGCTAAAGCACGGGGGGTGGCCGTAATAACACCGCCACTGTCGGCCATGAACAGCATAGTGATCCAGAGGATCCGGGTTGCGGCACTTTCTTCCCAAAGGAGGCTGGTTAGGATCGACCTCGGCAGCCTGATATAGTCCATATTGAAGTCCAGTCAAGAGCTGTCATTAGTATACTAGACTGTCTTAAAAAGTCAATAAGGCAACATGTTGTGTTACGCGTTCAGGTTTGCTATATTCGCCTACATTACACCCACAGGACCGACGACCCCATGCCATATGTCAAGCTAGACTGCGGTATCCTCGATTCTAGTATCTGGATCGAACGCGAACAGCGCGAACTCTTTATCACAGCGCTACTTATGGCCAAACCACACGACCTGTACGAAGAAACCCCCCAAATCGAGCCAGATTCACTCAAAGAAACCGGCTTCAAGGTCCAACCAGGAGAGTACGGCCTCATCGAAGCAGCCGGCGTCGGGATCGTCAGACGAGCTGGGCTGGAAAAGAAAGAAGGGATGCTGGCCCTCAAAGCTCTCGGTGAAGAAGAAGCCGACAGCCGCTCAAAAGAGCACGGCGGCAGACGACTCGTCCGGATCAACGGCGGTTACCTCGTCCTCAACTACGCCAGATACCGCGACAAAGACCACACAGCGCCAAAACGACAAGAACGCTTCCGGGTCAGAACCGTCGCTCGAGCCACAGTCACAGAGTTCGCCGAAGCCTGGAGTGAAATCGAAAACTTCTACGGCCGATTCTGCGCCTTCTGCGGAAAACGGCCCTGGACAGAGATAGGATACCTCAAAACACAATCCCAAAACGGCGGCCACAGGCCAGATAACATAGTTCCCACCTGCTCAGGCTGCAACGAAGCCCTAAAAGGCGCCGACCGCAAACCAATCAAAAACCACCCGTATATGTGACAAAACTTGACGCAAACGCGTTACCGTAACGTAACATAACACAAGCAGTATCAAAAGCAAGGAACCAAAGGCAAAATACAATGCAAAAGAGAAGCAAGGAACTTCCTGCTAGATACTGGGATCTAGCTGACATGGCAGGGATCTAAAGATCGCTACCCATGGAGAAAAAAGAGAACAGCTTTTCCCCGAAAACCGGAAAACAAGGTATTCCTACTAGAATTACCAGAAAACAACCTCTTCGAAAAAGTTCTCCTGGTCCAAACCCCCCGAAATACCACCAAAATTCCCAGGACCACCGATCGGAAACCACCGAAACTGCCATCCCTCTGAAGAGAATGTGGAAAACTACCCACCAATGTGGATAACCCTCAGAAATGTGGATAACTGCCACTAACACTACTAAAATCACCAGAAATTATCCACACGATAGCAATTGGTGACGGTGTAGACAGTTGGGACAGTTCTTGGAGGTTTTTCATATGCGAAGGATCACATACAGACTTATCGGAAAAAGCATCTCCAAGTATCTACTATCTACTCCGAGCAAGAGGATGTGACATGAGCGACAACGACAGAAATTATACCCCTAAACTACCCTAATCGTGGAAAACCCACACCAAGAATGTGGAAAACCTAGGTTACCACCAAACCCCTCCCAAACAACCACTCCCGAACTCGCTCGAGGTGTATCTACATGGGGGTGGGGACCGGTTGGGGCTGGGGGGCTTTTGGGTTGGGTGGGGTGGCTGGATCTTGGGGTGCGCTGTTGGATTTCATTGTATGCGGCGGCCCGGCTTGTGTTACTGTGCTGCTGTAGGCTGTGCTACCCGTCTCCGTTGTCGGCTGTCTCTTCCGGTATCTGTCCAAGCCCTGCATCTGTGCCAGAGTTGGGCTCGGTGCCGGCCGGAAGTGCGGCCCGGTCTGCGCTCGCCAGGACTGACATCGGATGTTCACCGGCCGCGATCCGAGCAAGCAAGTGATCCGGTAGCTGCGCCAGGTCCAGGCTTGCGAGCTGGCCGCGCAGCTCCACCCGATCAGCGTACTTGTCTGGCATCGCACCCTTAAGCGAGAACATCAACAGGTTGTCGGAGTATCGGCGGATAACCCCGCCCGGCTCCCCCTTGTACCAGCCCACCGGCTCATCAACCCCGTCGAACGCTCGCCGGATCGCCTCAGACTCCAGGGCTTGCGCTGCCATCGTCCTAGCCACCTCGAAAGCTGCCGCAAAGACTTGATCGTTCTTCCACGGCCTCGAGTACGGAGTAGACTGGGTTATATCAGCCAGCCCAGCCGCCGCCGAGACTTGCCCCCCGGTCACTATCAACGCCTCCAAGAACTTCCGTTTCCGTCTATGCTTGATATGGCGAAATGCGTCCTGCCTGGGTATCTGGCGTGGCTGGTAGGCTTTCCCGGTTTCGTTGCCTGTTGTGGGTTTCGGTTTCGGCTGTGACATGAGGTAGTGAATATGTGGCTTCTGGTAGCTGGGTTGCAAGTGTCCTCGATTGGTTACGTGTCGAAGTGACACGGCTAGCGTTGTTAGGTGTGTCGAAGTGACGCGAACGGTTGTTCGGTATCGTATCAGTTAGTTGATACGGTCAGAGGTGCCGTAAACAGTGGGGAAAGTCGGTATTGTGTTGCGCTGTGCAATCTAGTATGGTAGGGGGCC